TCTACTTATCAAAATTCAAATGTGGTGGGATTGCGGTTCGCTGATGCGCCTGTTTACGGTGCTTTAATTAGCTACATCATAGTGAGTGGTGGAGCACAAACATTCAGCGTGACTCATGCTGAAAGACTAGCGGTAAATGGTATAACAGACACTTATGCATTGACTTATCCCGTGGGTACAACATTGCCTTATGAAAGCAACATGATAGTTCGTGTGGACAATCAAATATATAACAGCAACATAGTGCAGTATTTTACCATAGTGTCGGGACTTTACAGTTATTCTTTTGATGTAGAGCGGGTAAAACCTTACAGTGCAGGAGTCAATGACATTGCAGTTATAGTGGATGGATCTGCGTTGACTTTGGGGCGTGATTACTCTTTGGATCTTGCAGGCATCACTGTAGTAATAAGTCCTGCTACTAACACTTTGTATCAAGGTAAACTTATGGCTGTGAGTTCCGCTGCGGGAAGTCAGTACACATACAATAAAGAATCCAACAGCATACAGTTCAACAGTGGGTCGGTGCCAGCAGCTGGATCAACTGTGGAGGTTATAACCAGTTATGATCACCAGTATCTTGATCTAGAACGAACCTTGATCACGGTCAGCAGCAACATAACCACTCAAGTGGGCACTACTCAATATTTTGATTACAATGCCGTGGGTGGCGGATTCATTAGATTGGATAGAACAGTTGTAAACGGAGATTATGTGTGGATCACTCGCAATAACAGTTTGCTTACACCCAATGTGGACTATGTTTTGTATGACGATCATGTGACTGTGAAACTTGCATCATATCCTGCTGATGGAGATAGATTGGGCATTGTGACTTTTGGCAACAATGTGTTGACAGGAGGCATCAGTTACATGCAGTTCAAAGACATGCTGAACAGAGTCACATACAAACGCTTGAACAAACTAAAACAAACTATCTTGACCAAGGACCTGCACTACGCTGATACAAGCATATATTTGCAAGATGCATCAAATCTTGATACGCCCATAGTCAGCAATCTCATACCGGGTGTTGTGGATATCAGAGGAGAAAGAATAGAGTATTTTGTCAAAAGTGGTAACACTTTGAGCCAGTTGAGAAGAGGCACATTGGGCACAGGCATTTACAACATCAATAAGGCCGGCACATCGGTACAAGGCATAGGAGCCAGTGAAACTATGCCCTATCAAGACAGTGTGACCAAGCAACAGATTGTGTCAGACGGAGTAAGTCAAATAATACCTTTGAACATTTTGCCAGTCAAATCATCCACAAAGTGGAATTATGGCACTGATTTTGTTACTTCGATACCATCGGTATATGGCCAGTGTGACAATATAGAAGTGTTTGTGGGAGGATATGATGATGCCGCGGTTTGGGCTTCCAAATCTGTGTATGCTGAGGGCACAGTAGTGAATGTGGGCAGCTATACATACAGATGTTTGCACAGTCACACCAGTGGCGATACATTCTTTGGTGATGTTACGACAGTTATAATTAATGCCAATGGCACAACCGCAAATATTCTTAGCAATGTGGCATCCAGCACTGTATGGACTTTTTTTGTTGGCAATATTAGATTGAGCAAACGACCCTATAAGGTACACAATGTCAATGTGGCTCCATACAGTCCATTGGGAGATCAGCAATTGGATGCTGACTTTGCCGTAGATGGTGTGTCACAGGCTCTTAGATTGACCACTCCTCTCAAGTTGGGCACTACTATAACTGTGATACAGCGGTCGCTTGTTCCATGGGATGGCCTGCCCAACCTGATTACCAGTAATGTGTTATTGAATGGAACTGACAAAATTTCTCAATTTTTAAAATCACAGCCGGGCACATGGTACAGTGCATACAATCAAATAAGTACAGTAACAGTCGCACCGGCACCTGGAGCCAATACCACAGGTGCAGCCACATTTGACGGCTTGTCTGCCAGCACAGATAACGACGACTTAACAATGGATCAAGGATAAAGTAATGACACAACAATTAATCAATGTAGGTACAGTTATTGGAGACAAGACTGGCGATACCTTGCGCAACGCAGCTATTAAAATAAATGCTAATTTTTCAGAGGTATATGCTGTACAACTACAAAACACATTGCCCAATAGGAATGGCCGTGCAGGACAGGTGCTGTTCAATGATGGAGTTAATGTGTACTGGGGACCAGTAGCTATTAATAATGGCGTATTAACCACTGGCAGTTACAGCGATCCTTCATGGATAAACAGTCTCAGCTATGCCAAGTTGGTAGGCACACCTGCTGCCTACAGTTTGCCCACAGCAGGTATTAGCTCAATGGGAACCCTGGGTGGAGTGCGTGTTGATGGTACAAGTATAACCATTAACAACAGCACAGGTGTAATATCAGCGTCTTTCAGTTACAGTCTGCCCACGGCCTCAATCTCCACATTGGGTGGCGTGAAAGTGGATGGAACTAGCATAACCATCAGCAACGGAGTCATACAAGCCAATTACAGTGTGTATTCTTTGCCAAATGCCACCAGTTCTATACTAGGGGGAATCAAGCCAGACGGCACTACAGTGACAACAACACAGTATGGAGTTTTGAGTGTAGTAACAGCCACTACCAGTCAGCTGGGCGTGTCTAAACCAGATGGGACAACAATCACAGTGGCCAGTGGCGTTATCAGTGCTGTAAGGCCAGCAGCTACCTCCAGTACATTGGGGGAAGTGATAGTGCCAGCAGTTGCCACCAGTGGCATCACAAATACATCAGGCACTATTGGTCTAGCCACTGCCAGTACCACTCAGTTGGGCGGAGTAAAGGTGGACGGCACCACTATCACAGTGAATTCGGGAATTCTCAAAGCGGCATCTGGGGCATACAGTTTGCCCACCGCCAGCACAACGGTATTGGGGGGCGTCAAAGTGGACGGAACCACTGTGACCATAAATGCTGGCACTGGTGTGATTAGTGCTCCCACAGCAACCTATTCATTGCCTATTGCCACCACTAGTGTATTGGGGGGTGTCAAAATTGACGGTACAAGTATTCAAATCAATGCTGGAGTCATCAGTTCGCAATACAATTTGCCCACTGCCAGCACCGGTGTGTTGGGTGGAGTCAAAGTGGATGGTAGCACTATAACCATAAGCAATGGAGTTATCAGTGGAGCAAACACCTATTCATTGCCCACTGCCAGCACTGGTGTGTTGGGTGGAGTCAAAGTGGATGGTAGCACTATAACCATAAGCAACGGAGTTATCAGTGGAGCAAACACCTATTCATTGCCCACTGCCAGCACTGGTGTGTTAGGTGGAGTCAAAATAGATGGAACGACTATAACTATTTTTAATGGAGCAATAAGTGCTCAAACCTACACATTGCCTGTGTCTGCATCTGGCTCGTTGGGCGGGGTCAAGATTGGAAGTGGAGTAAATGTCACAGGCGATGGCACCATTAGTGTACAAGTGTACAGTCTGCCCACGGCCTCGACCTCCACCTTGGGCGGCGTCAAAGTGGACGGAACCACTGTGCTAATCAGCAGTGGAGTGATCAGTGCTGTAAGGCCAGCAGCTACCTCCAGTGCATTGGGGGAAGTGATAGTGCCAGCAGTTGGCACCAGTGGCATCACAAATACATCAGGCACTATTGGTCTAGCCACTGCCAGTACCACTCAGTTGGGCGGTGTCAAGATTGATGGAACAAGCATTACCATAAATGGAAATGGTGCTATATCAGCCACTCCGGGTGGCTACAGTTTGCCCACAGCTACCCAAAACATATTAGGTGGAGTAAAGGTGGATGGAACAACAATTAATATATCAGGCAACGGTTCCATTAGTGTGGGAACATTAGGCTTAATAAACGGCATTGCTACACTGGGTTCTGATGGCAAATTATCTGCCAGTCAGATTCCCAATAGTTTGACTGGCGTGGTGATCTTTAAAGGCACATGGAATGCCAGCACCAACACTCCGTCTTTGGTTGACGGTGTGGGCACAGCAGGTTTTGAGTACGCGGTCAGTGTAGGTGGATCAGTCAACTTGGGTTCTGGTACAATTACATATACAGCAGGTGATTTTGTAATATATAACGGTACAGTTTGGCAGAGAATACCCAGTTCCACCGTGGCCGCCGCTGGCACTTTGACTGGCGTAACACTCAATCCCGCAGTGACTGCCAGCAGTTTGACTTCTGTAGGCACACTGGTTAACTTGACAGTGACCAATACCATTACAGGCAGTGTGAGTGGCAGTGCTGGCACTGTGACCAGCATCAGCGGTAACACATTGACCAGCAGCCAAGTGACAACTGCATTGGGATTCACACCCATAGCATCGTACACATTGCCTGCCACTACCTCCAGTGCGTTAGGTGGAGTGATTGTGCCAGCTGTGGGCACGAGCGGCATCACAAACACATCGGGTACTTTGGGATTGGCCACTGCCAGTATCACTCAGTTGGGTGGAGTCAAGATAGACGGTACCACTATAACTATCAGCAACGGAGTCATAACCAGCACAGGCGGCTACACCTTGCCCACTGCCAGCACAACGGTATTGGGGGGCGTCAAAGTGGACGGAACCACTGTGACCATAAATGCTGGCACTGGTGTGATTAGTGCTCCCTATAGTTACTCATTGCCTGCAAGTACCACAACTGTATTAGGCGGCGTGATTATTCCTGCAGTTGCTACCAGCGGCATCACAAACTCATTGGGTACTTTGGGATTGGCCACTGCTACTACCACTCAGTTGGGTGGAGTAAAAGTAGACGGCAGTACCATAACCATTAGCACTGGTGTTATTTCCGCAACACAATACAATTTGCCCACGGCCTCAATCTTCACCTTGGGTGGCGTGAAAGTGGATGGAACTACCATAACTATAAATGCTGGCACCGGTGTGATTAGCGCCGCCGCCGGAGGCTATACATTGCCAATTGCTACAACCAATCTATTGGGTGGTGTCAAAGTTGATGGCACCAGTATAACAATTAACAACAGTATAATAAGTGCCACAGCTTACTCATTACCTGTGGCAACAACCTTAGCATTGGGAGGGGTAAAGGTTGATGGTAGTACCGTTACTATCAACAACGGCGTTATAACTAGTGGTACTTCTAGAGCCACAGTTTCCGCTACTACAACAGTATTAGCTAATCAAGCTAGCGTCAATGCCACAGTGGTCATGTCTAAAGGATATGCATTGTACAGCATACAAGTTAGCGCAGGAGCATGGATCACTGTTTATACCAGTTCAACTGCACAAAGCAGTGACAGTGCTAGAGCGATAACAACAGATCCGATTCCTGGTAGTGGAGTGGTAGCAGAAGCAATTACTACAACAGCAACTACCACATACTTTACTCCAGCAGTGATGGGATTCAATGCGGATGTGTCCGTAAGTACTAATGCCTATTTGAAGATATATAACAACAGTGGCGGCTCGACTGCAATTATTGTAACATTAACATACTTGAAACTAGAGGTTTAATATGAACCCCCAGTCCGTACAATTATTTTCAGTAGACTTAAAAGATCCTGCAACAGGAGAATTACCGTCTGCATTAGCTGGTAACGGGGAACTCAACGGGCCTACAATTGCCAAAGCCTATAATATTCCAAATGCAACCGGACTGGGTATAAAAATTGGAATTTTAAGTTTTGGTGGAGGATTCCTACAGGCAGACCTCAATAAATCTTGGGCAGATCTACAAACAGCTGGGCTGATGTCTACGGCATATTCTCCTCCAACCGTTACAAAAGTATTACTTGATGGTCAAGCCGGATTTTTTAGTTCGATCGATCCAGGGTACAGCGCAGAAAATACAGTGGATATTTTCTGTGCCGCCACAATGGCGCCCCAAGCCAGTATCACAATCTATATTGGTGGAAGTTACGGAAGTATGATTACACGAGCCATTGCGGATGGCATGAACATTATTACTATTAGTTGGGCCACCAGTGAATATACATCGGACGAACAATATTTTACAGCCGCCGCCAATGCAAAAATTACTGTGCTTGCTGCCTCAGGTGATTGGGGATCAACACTGGGCAATGCCGGCACTTCTTTGCAACTTTGCTATCCAGCATCCAGCCCAAATGTAATATCTGTTGGCGGCACAAAACTTACATTAGACGGCAATAATAATCGAGCAGCAGAATCAGATGACAACAGAGAATTTGCTTTTGGTAGCAAATGGGGTGGCGGTGGTGGAGTCAGTACAACATTTTCTTTGCCTACTTGGCAAACTGGTTTGTATTATACTCCAATCACCAGCGGAGTTACTGGTAGTCCTACTCCGTTGTCAATGCGTGGCGCACCAGATTTTTCTGCCCCAATGAATGTTTATAAATTATATTATAATAGTGTTGTTTATGGATTTGGAGGTACCAGTCTTGCAAGCCCAATATTGGCCGGCATACTTGCCAGATATCAACAGCTAACTGGTATAAACCGATCCAGTGCTGATTGGAATGCTATAGCCTATGCTAATCCAAATGCTTTTTACGATATTTTGGTTGGCACTAACAATACTGTAATAACCAGCGGGTATGCAGGAACAAGCGGCTGGGATGCGGTTACAGGACTGGGTCCACCTATTGGAATATCCGTGTATAAAATAATTCGTAACGGGACTGTTTTCCCCAAACAGAATTACGGATTCAGGACTACAGGCCCTGTTTATCCTCGTAAAACAACGGGTACCCGATAAAATTAGCACATTATAACCATTGATAAATACAAGATAAAGAGAGTGAATTATGCAGACAAAAGACGCAACAGGCATCCATATAGAGGGACATATAAAGATATATGATCCTTCAAGTCATGAGATCTACATAAACAAACGCAATGCCATTCATTATGAAAATATCAGCATAGCAATGGCCACCAGTTTGGCCAATGCTGGCAACGGTTTCATATACCAAATGGGCTTTGGTAACGGTGGCACTAACATAGATCCCACTGGGATTATTACATATCTCACACCCAATACTGCTGGAACAAATGCCAGCCTATATAGTCAGACCTATCAAAAAGTAGTGAATCAGCACTCCAGCACCAATCTTGATCCCACTAGAAATTTTATTGAAACACGCCATACCACTGGTAACAACTACACAGACATTTTTGTAACTTGTTTGTTAGACTATGGTGAGCCCAGCGGACAAGATGCCTATGACACAGTGACCAGTACAGGTGCTGCATATGTGTTTGACGAGTTGGGATTGCAATCCTTAAATACAGACGGAACAACTAGTTTGCTAACGCATGTGATTTTTCATCCAGTATTAAAAAGTTTGAACCGTTTGATACAGATTGACTACACAGTAAGAATACAAAGCCTTACTGGCCTAGTGGCAGTATAAGGAGATACGCATGGTTTACAAAGTTCAATTTACTGAATCCAACAACCCAGCCAAAGTGCCTATCACTGTTCAGGATCAAAGTCTTAACACTCAGACCAGTCTCACATTTGTGGGTCAGAATTACACAGGATATGGTCCCGTTATTGCTGCTGATTTCTTACACTTGTTGGAAAATTTTGCCAACACTACAGCTCCAGCTAATCCTATACAAGGACAGATATGGTACGACAGTTCAACCAATCTGCTGAGAGTATGGAACGGTACCACTTGGGTAGAAGCTGGATCAATAAAAAAAGCTGGAAAAAGTACTCTGTCATCCGGTGCTCCCACAATTGCAAGCAGTATAGCAGGTGACTTGTGGGTAGACACTGACAACAGTCAGCTGTATCTTTACAGTGGTAGCAATTGGCTTCTCGTGGGTCCGCAGTACAGTCTAGGACAAACATCAGGCCCAGTGGTAGAAAATATAATTGATACAGCTAATGTAAGTCATGCAGTAATATCGCTTTATGCAAGTTCGGCAGCTACAGGAATTCCTGCTCGAGTGGCCATAATAAGTACAGACAGTTTTATACCTAAAAATCGCCTCGAGGGATATCAAACTCTCAATAGTGGTATTAATATTCCGACAGCATTGACGCAGACTCCTATCACAGGTGTCACTTCGGCCCTGTGGGGTACCTCCAGCAGTTCAGCCAGTTTATTAGTAAAAGGTGTGCAATATAGTGGGGATAATTTTTTACGAACTGACAGTGCTAGTGATGGTACCATAAATGTTCCTATCAAGATCAAGAGTGATGGTGGTATCACATTTGGCATAAGTGACGGCTTCAAGATCAGCACACTTGCAGGAACAACCACATTCACAAGTAGCACTCAGGGTAACAGTATTGCATTTAATGCTGTCAACGGCTCAAATGTTATAGTGCCCTTGCTTTCAATAAATCCTAATGGAAACATAGTTCAGGTAGGGGGCAGCAGTCTTAGTGCATTGCAATCTAATTTAAATGTGTACGGAGCAGTGAACATACGCAATTCAGGCAGCAGCGTGATTAACGGCAGTCTAACGATAGCTAGTACACAGGATGCAATTGACCCAGTTACAGCCAGCGTGGCTACTGCAGGTGGGCTTAGTGTAGGTAAGAAAACTATACTGGGAGATGATGTTACCACGCAGGGCCAGGTTTATATTAATTGGAACAATGGTGAGGTGGGCCCTGCCATACTGCCTGGCACTGCTGATATTCCGCAGAGCGGTGTATTTGATATTGGCAGTCCTACAGCCAAATTTAGAAATATCTATGCCAACACTTTTGTGGGGTCATTCAATGGAACGTTTGCAGGCAGTTTGGCAGGCAGCGTGAATGGCAGTGCTGCCAAGTTGGCAAGTCCTACCCAGTTCAGCATGGCAGGCGATGTAAGCAGTCAAATTATTCTTTTTGATGGGCAAAGTGCTAGTGGTACTAATGGTGCTAACGGCACTGCACAGTTTTTGACCACATTGAGCACACAATTATTTACAACAAAAACCACCCTGACCGATAGCAATTTCACAGATGAGTTGCTGATAAACAGACCAGGATCAAGCCAATTATTTAAAATGAGCAAAGCCACTCTGCTCAATCATGTGGCTACAGTGCCAGTGGGTGCAATATTTCCATTCGCAGGCAAAATACCTCCTTCAGGATATCTGCTGTGCGATGGTAGCGAAGTGTCTACATCCACCTACAGCTCATTATTCAATGTGATACTATACACATACAAAACTGCCGCACTGTTGAATGGTGTTTCTACTTTTGCATTGCCTGACTTGCGGGGACGCTTTGCTCTTGGTGCTGACAACATGAGCAATGGGTTTGAGATGATAAGCAAGACAAATCCCCTCAGCACAATCAGTGCTGGCGGCGGTGTGGTCAATCGAGTGAGTGATGCAACAGCAGCCATAGTTGGCGCAGGTAGTGGAGTGCAAAATGTATCCCTTACTACAGGAAATTTGCCAGATCACAAACACAGTCTAAATAATGCAGGGAATCAATACTACGCTGTGGGTGCTCCAAATCCCATCACTAACGATAGCACACAGCCTGGTTTTGGTCTTACTCAAACCAGCGCAACTGGGCAAGGATTTGGATTATCAAACAGTGGTAGCATGATTTCGAGTACAAGCAGTCAGCCAGTGAACACTATGAATCCTTACCAAACCATTAACTACATAATTTTCACAGGTGTGATATAATGAGCTACACAATTACCAAATCAGATGCTACGCTACTTACATCTATACCCGATGGCGGCATAGATCAGAACACCAGTTTGACGCTGATAGGCAAAAACAGTTCAGGATACGGATTGTTATTCAACGAAAATCTAGTGTATTTGTTAGAAAATTTTGCCAACAGCAACTCGCCTAGAAAACCGTTGACTGGACAACTGTGGTATGACACCAATCAAGGAAGACTCAAGGTATTTGATGCAGCGCAACAGGCATGGAAAGTTAGTGGCGGAACCATAGTTAGCCCCAGTTCACCTGTACTAACTGCAGGTGATATCTGGATTGACAGTTTGAATGAACAACTTAAGTTCAGCGACGGATTGAACACTCTTTTGGCAGGACCCATATATACCGCCAGTCAAGGTCTAAGTGGATTCCAGGTACAGGATGTAATTGACACTAATAATTTGAGCCACACTGTTTTGAGTCTGTATCTAGGTGGTGTATTGTTGGGCGTTTACAATAGAGATACGGCTTTTGTTGTTGGCGCCAGCAGCAATAATTTGTATGGCGTGGCTACGGTAGGACAGGGTTTCACTGCTGCCGGAATTTCAGGATTTTTGTTTGATCAGCTGGTCAGTAGATCAAAATCTCTAGTTGCCAATGACGGATCGTTAAAAACAGCCGGCGATTTTGTAACTACGACTGGCAACAGCATCATGACTGGCGCACTAACCATTGCTAATACAGCACCATTGAAATTGGGAACATCTGGCAGTATAGAGTTTGATGTTACGCCCACCGATGGATTAGTTATCAAGTCATTGGTTCCTAATCAAAATTTTCTGTTACAACTCAAAGATGGCAATAACAGTACCAACGATGCCATACACGCTACCGCCAACTCACATTTCGTGGGAATATACAACAGTAATCCACAAGCCACACTGCATATCGGAACCAATGGAGGGGCTGTTGGCAGTGTAATCATAGAAGGCAATCTGACGGTAAAAGGATCCACTACCAGCACCAGCACTCTAAATGTCAGTTTGGCTGATTACACAGTTACTTTGGCTAATACAGCAAGCCCTAGCGATGCGACTGCCAACGGCGCCGGCTTGATAGTTGCTGGATCCACAAATAAAACATGGTTGTACAGTAGTGCCACAACAGCATTTAACAGCAGTGAAAATATCAATTTAGCTACTGGAAAAACATACAAGATCAACGGTGCCACAGTGATCAGCGCAACTGAATTGGGCTCAGGTATAACTAGAGCTACAGGTTTACAGACTATTGGCAGTCTACTGAGTTTGCAAGCTGCTTATCTCAATATACAAAATAACACTATCAGTTATGTTAATTCAGGGCAGACTACTGGTAATATTAGATTGTCTCCATTGAACGGCAGCGTGGATGTTACCACCAACAAAATTATAAATTTGGCCACGCCTATAATCGGAACAGATGCTGCAAACAAAAATTATGTGGACAGCACTGTGAAAACAGCTACAGTGTCTGTTGGTCTGCCCACTACTGGCTTATCCAATAGCACCATAGCCAGCACTTTTTTAAGCAAAATTTTCTTGAATACTGACCACAATGAAGGTTGTTTATGCAATGTGATAACCATAACAAGCGATGTGACCAATGGCACTATTAAGCAGTTCAAGTTGACCTCAGGTACTTGGGTATATCAAACCAATCTATAACCAAATAAATACGAGATCAAAGGGGCGAGCAACATGTCATATAACATAACGAGATACAACGGCACATCCATTATTGCATTGGCCGACGGCACAATCAATACTGTATTGGATATTACATTAGTGGGTAAGAATTATGCTGGTTATGGCTTGCCCCAGAATGAAAATTTTGTATACTTGTTGGAAAATTTCAGCAATGTGAATCCACCCACTGCTCCCATCTCTGGTCAAGTATGGTTTGATTCCACATCTACAAACTTAAAACTCAATGTGAATGATGGATCTGGCTGGAAATCGGTAGCCAATTTGAATGTTGGAACAACGCCATCGGGCATATTTCCTCAATCATCGTCCGGTGGCAGTTTTGTGGCAGCGCCTCTCACAGTGGGTGACATGTGGTGGGATACCTATAACAACCAACTGAATATTTCAAATGGATCAGGGTACACCATTATAGGCCCACAAAGTGTAAATGGTTTTGCTGACACACAGATGCAAAGTGTTAATCAGCAGGGTATACCAATACAGAAGGCCATGGTTAATGGCAATACCATATTCACAATCAGCAATACACAGATTAATTCCAGCACACTGGTCAATCTTCCAACTATATATACAGGTATAACTCTTGCGAACACAGTAAAATTGCATGGCACAGCAACTAATGCTGACAATTTGAATAATCTGCCATCCAGCTATTTTGCACCTATTAGTAATCCTGTATTCACATCAAGTATAGGAACAACTGATTCTGGAATTAATGTGGGATCGGCGTTGACCATAAGTAATGTGAAATCGGTGCCAACTTTGGCAAATAATGTGGGCTCTAACATATCATTTGTAACACGATCAAACGGAGCAGTAGCTACACCTTTGCTGTTATCAGGGTCAGATGTGTTGCCTGGATCCAACACAAGCACTTTGGGAACCAATGCAAATAAATGGTATAGTGTATATGCCAATACATTCAATGGCGTGGCTACAAAAAGTCTTACTCTGAGTGTAAACGGCCAGTATCTTTCGGCAAATGTAGACGGCACTGTACCCAACACAGTTGTGGCAAGAGACGCCAATGGTGCTATTTCCTCTCCGGCATTTTATGGTGCATTTCACGGTATTGCAGACCTTGCAACTTATAGTGTAAATGGCGATCATGCATTGTTAGCAGATGTTGCATCATTAGCAAACACAGCGACTGTAGCAAATTATGTTGCTTGGAGTAATATAGGTAACAAGCCAGATAATTTTGTGTTCAATGATCAGCTAACATACAACATTAGTATTATTGGTAATAGTCAAGGCACTCATACTGGTGCGGTGTTGGGGAATGTTACAGGTAATTTGACAGGGAATGTGATAGGTAATACAACTGGAGTGCATACTGGAGCAGTAATTGGCCCGGCAATTGGCAATGTTACTGGCAATGTAACTGGCAACACTGTTGGAGTTCATACCGGCAATGTAACCGGCAATGTAACCGGCAATGTAACCGGCAATGTAACCGGCAACTTAGCAGGCAATGTTATCGGGAATGTCACTGGCAATACTGTTGGAGTCCATACTGGTAATGTGACAGGTAATGTGACAGGTAGTGTGACAGGTAATGTGACAGGTGATGTGTCTGGCAATTTGATTGGAAATGTGACCGGCAACACATCGGGTGTCCATAGTGGTCCAGTTACTGGCAATGTTACTGGCAATGCCACCACTGCAACTAAATTGCAGATTGGCCGATATATTAATGGCTCATACTTTGACGGCACAGGTGACATTTCGATAAACACATCCAGTGTGGATGAAGGATCTAATTTGTACTTCACGCAGCAAAGGGCAAGGACCAGCGTTGGTGCCTCAGGTGCGCTCACATACAATAGCACCACTGGCGTGTTTGGCTATACGCAAGGCAACACAGACACGGTGTCAGAAGGTGCTACCAACTTGTATTTTACAGTCGCTAGAGCTAGAAACAGTATCGGTGTGTCAGGCGGGTTGACATACAACAGTTCAACTGGAGTATTGTATACCCCTCTTCTGGCTGCAGTGGCTACTAGTGGCAATTACAACGACCTGAATAACCTTCCTAGTATTCCGGCGGCGGTCAATGTTAATAATCTCAATGCTAACCTGTCGCGTATCGTTGATAGTATTATAGGCAGCATTGATTTGACCACGGCCAGTAGTGTGGTTCAAAGTGTTCGAGGCAGCAATGGCCAAGGCATATCCTATGGATCGGGTTGGAGCAGCAGTCTCTCAGGCACAGATGGTGCGCCAACTGTGACATTCACTGTGGATGTGGCCAGTATATTAGGGCTTAGCAATGTTTCTAGTAGTCTGTACTGGAGGGGTAATTACAGTTTTAATCTTTCTCCAAGTTTGACCAGAGTGTATGACAATAGAAATGCTTATTACAGCTTTGGTACAGGTGTATGGAGCATTTCGTCCTATCCAGTGTCTATAGACAATACAAATTCCAGTTATGGGGTTTTTACCATAGTCGTGCAAGCTGTGGATCAAGGACATCCGTATCATGGTACTGGTATTAGTGCTGGTTGGATTGGCTTATCAAGTAGGATTAGAAATGTATATGCCGGTTAAATTCAGCATACCCTACACTCAAGGTATACTGAATGCCTTGGAAAAATTGGATACCAGCACCATAAGTGATGTGTTTTTCAGTGATAACAAGTTTGGCAGTGCTAGAAGTATTTTCAACGGTGATGAGATGTTTGATGAAATGTATGCTGTAAGGGAACGCTATGGCATCAAGATGCACTATTTGATAAATCCAAGCACCTATACAAATGAGTTTTACAGTCAAGTGCCCCAGTTGATAAACTATGTGAGTGAAATAGATGTTGACATTGTGACATTGAACAACACCTATTTGTTGAGAGCTGGCATAATAAAAGACTTTCATGTGAGCAAGCCTGAACTTGAATTAAAAAATAGTGTGAATAATTTGGTTAGGACACTCAAAGACTTTGTGTTCATGCATCAGGAACTGGCGCTTACCAGCATAATAGTGGATAGAAGTCTAAATAGAGACTTGGACACACTGAAGAAAATGAAAGATTATGCTGATCAACATGGTATCAAGATAACTATGCTAGTAAATGAAGGCTGTATAGTAGATTGCAAATGGAAGCAGTGGGATGATTTGATAATAAGTCAGACCAAAGAGGGCGATGATAGGCGACTTACTGACAAGATATATGTAGAACTGGGATGTGTAAATTATTTCAAGAGTCAACCCAGCGAATGGTTAAAAACTGCGTTTACCTTGCCCAATGACATTGGCAAGTTTGATGGACTAGTTGACACTATAAAACTGGCTGGTCGAGGATTTCCCATAGACCACTGGACTCGGGTAGTTGACAGTTACCAAAAACGCAGTGGCAATATAAGATTAGGCGAGTTGCTCAGTACCAAGGGTGATCAGTTGCTGGCCGGCACTGTGGTAAATCAATTGTCCGATCTAGGATTCAATGAAATTACCAAAAACTGCAAATCAGTGTGTGGAATTGAATGCAACAAGTGTGACAAAGTTTACGACGGACTTATAAGGAATTTTGGATAATGGAATCAATAATACAGGGTATACCCACAATGACAGCAGGATGGAGTGCGGACAATACTTACAGCATAGCATTTTCAATTGATACCCGTTTGATCAATGGTTTGTATGGAGCTCCTGTGCCTTTTCAGGACATATCGCATTCAAACACGGGTATCAAGGTGCATTATATAGGGTCAATCACGCATGATAGATATAAGGTAATAGTTGAAAGCATCAACAATCCGCATTGTTTGGCATTTTGGATGCCGGACGAAACTGTTAAAATACGCAGACTAACTGTTAATCTAGCCAACGGCACCTATCTGGACAATACAAGAAACGCAATAGTGGGACTAAACAACACAATCACACTGATTCCACAGTGCGTGGACGACATGGGCATTGTTTGGGGCGATGTAAGCAACATAGATATTAAAAATATGGAGAAAAAGAATTTTGCCTTAAGCATAAACGGCCAAGATGCGGCCACTTACAAATCCAATGTTGCCAACAATAATGCTGTGACACTTCACATGCTGGACCAAGGGCGGGCCACTATCAGATTCAAGGTCATTATTCCAGAGTTGACCACGTTGTGGCTGTCTGTGTACCCTGAATTGTATGCGTACAAACCACATGATCTGGCTACTTTTACAGCTTGGACCAGTCAATCGAAACAATAAATACACAAACAAGGAACGCTAGAGATGTCATACACAATAACGCATTATAATGGATCAGCTTTTTCACCCGCAATCGCGGTGAATGACGGCACGATTGACACAACACTAGACTTGAAAATCATTGGTAAGAGCTATGCCGGCTATGGCTTGGCGCAAAATGAAAATTTCATTTATCTGCTAGAAAATTTTGCTAACAGCGTGGCTCCTAGCAAGCCAATTCCAGGACAGATATGGTTTGACAGTCTAACCAACAAAGTTAAATTTTATGACAGTGGTAAAACTTGGCGAAGTCTAAGCGGCACTACTGCAACTACCTATACCAATAAGCCCACTAATCTCGTGGTTGGTGATTTATGGTATGACACTGATCACAATCAGGTAAATGTATGGAATGGAGCCAGTTTTACACTGGTGGGCGGCAGTGTGGCCACTGGACAAAATACTCAGATGGTGTCAGTGACTGTGGTAGACACCAGCCAAGTTAAACACAACATTATCAAGGCCATTGTGAATGGCAGAACCATTTATGTAATTAGTGCTGATATTGATGCCGCTGGATTTCAATTAGATTCTGTGACTAACCCTATATCAGGATTTAGTTTTATAATGCCGGGTATCACTTTGGTAAACACACCGGGAGCTGGTCAGACCAATGCAGGAGTTACCAACGCTCAAGGACCAGAAAGATTTTGGGGTACAGCAAGCAATGCTGATCTGCTGGGTGGCCTATCTGCCAGCAATTTTATTCAGGCAGGTAATGCCAGTTTTACCAGCACAGTAAAATTTGATGTGTATAATGGTTTGCAAATCGGCGTGGCCACACCAGGCATACTGAAAATATTTGGGGATGGAACACAAACACCTATCATACGAAGCACAGTTAATAGCAATCTACTCAAGATACAAACCACAGATCCAAATGGAGCCACTTTGACACCTTTGATATTCAGCGGTAGTGACCTAATTCCTGGGCAGATAATTGGCGGCAACATAGGCAGCACCACATACAAATGGAGCAGTGTGTATGCCAATTATGTGTACGCCACAGCACAGCAATCTGATAAGGTAGGATTAACAGATACTGGCATAGGTTATGTAACTGCAAGTATTGCCAATAACACTTCTGTAGCCAGTGTTGTAGCTAGAGATGCCACAGGCACTATAAATGTAACAGCTATGAATGGTACAGCTAGTCAAGCAGCCGCCTTGCAATTAACTGGCACTACAACTTATCTGCCGGCAGATTTGTTGGCTAGCTCGAGCTCTATTGTGGCAAGAGATGTAAGTGGAGGTATTGCAGTCTCAGCTGCCACTGTGTCCAGTATTATCAAGGCTGGAAACACCGGCACAGGAAACATAGGATCATCTGGTAACACTTTTGGAACAGTGTATGCAACCACATTTATAGGCGCAGTAACTGGTGCGGTAACTGGTGCGGTAACTGGTGCGGTAACTGGCAACGTCAAAGCCAGTGCTACCGCAAACCAGATTACATCAGGTGCATCTTTGATAGATGCATCAACGGGCAAAATGCGAGCCAACTCCATATCTTTGGGTGATGGTTCTGCAGTATCGCCTAGTCTTAATTTTATCAGTGACAGTAATTCCAATTCAGGATTCTATTGGTCAACCAATGGCAGCATCAATATCAGCAACAATGGTGTATATAGTGGAGCTTTTGGAACAAATGGCAATTTGACCATGGTTGGAAACATGACAGCAGTGCTGTTTCAAGGCACAGCTACACAAGCTAGATATGCGGACTTGGCAGAGAAATATTTGGCCGACAAAGAATACGGGCCGGGTACTGTGGTTTCCATAGGCGGAGAAAAAGAAGTCACAGCCAGTCAACTTGGTGATCGAGCCTTGGGCGTGGTCAGTACCAATCCAGCCTACATGATGAACAGTGAACTGGAAGGCGGCACTTACATTGCACTAAAAGGTCGTGTGCCAGTGCTAGTGTATGGCCGTGTATCAAAAGGGCAACCGTTGATTGCTTATCATGAAGGTGCCGCTCAGGCATCCATAGCAGGATGGACACCGGCAGTGTTTGCTCAGGCATTGGAAACCAGTGCTGACGAAGGTGTCAAATTGATCGAATGTGTAATTCTATAATCATAAATATCCTACAAAGGTAACCCATGGCCACCAATCCCATTATATTTGCAGCTGATTACAATGCTATACAAACAAAAGTGCAGCAGGTGTTAGGCACCTATTATGGACAGACTGTGAATAGTCAAGCGATTCCTACACCAGTAACCACGTTGAATGCCACAAAAATAACTGCATTGCAATGGCAAAAACTTTATACTGATCTCTTGATTTGTTACAATCATCAAAATGCATCAAATGGTAGTTTGACTTATCCCGTAAGTACAAATACGATATATTATATCGACTACCAAGCATATGACACCATGGGCACCAGCATACTGACCAACTATTTGCAGTTTAACTCTGGCTATAAGTCAAGTCAAAGTTTCACTAGTAAAACTCAAGCTGCAGGATGGGGCTTGAAAACAGTAAGTACCACAGTGAGACATCAAATTTCGTTAACATTTCCCAGTGCTGCGGCTGCTGGATATTTTTTTAACAGTGGCGGAACCGTTTATTTTTCAGCGGACATGAGCGGCGGCCAAACTGCTACGCCTCTTACCAAGGATTTTTCTTGGGCAAGCATGCTATCCCATATGGGCACCATTGCATTTTCGGGCGGCAGTTGCACCACATTGGCAGGCGCTGTCACTCCTGGCACCGGATACATGGGATTCAATAGTTTGAATTCCACCAATCAACTGGTGTATCAAAAATTAACAGAAGCGTCTACCTACAGCCCCAACCAATATGATATCTATGCCAATATTACTGGTGCCATAGTGACATTTTATGTTGAATTTGAAGATCGATCAGGCAGTGCTACCCTGTTCACTATTGACGAACCTGTTGGTGGCCTGCTAACCAGTAACAGCAGCATGAGTTACGCCAGCGGAGGACCAACTGGCTTCACTATAGATGTATCAGCCTATCTGCCCACATTGAGCACTAATGTGTTCACAACTCAAGAACCGTTCAGTCCTTAATCACATCATTCAATTGTATTGACAAGCTAATTACTGTAGTGTATTATAAACTACGGAGATTGCTATGGATGAAAGAATTGAAAAGGCCTTTGCAGTGGCCAACTACATGTCAACACTGTCTAACCAACGGCGAGTCATGTTGGAAGAATACGAACAAAAATTGGTTCACTACATCAACGGAGCCACATTTCGGGTCGGACCAGAACTAATCAACTTCACAAAAACAGTGTTGGATCTTGGGTATTCGAGTGATGTGGCATTTATTGATGTGAACAACTTTCCTGTATTGATCACTGATGTGCAAGAATTTTTTGACAATCTAGTCGCCATATACTTTGAATCCACCAACGACTATTCTGCCAAGTTTACTACACTCAAAAGCAAAAGAAAAATTTCAGACATCGTGGATCTATGACCACAGGTGCAGTGATCTTTGCTCAAAACAATGCCAGTTTGGATTACATCAAGCTAGCTGTGTTTTCAGCTAGGCAGTTGATCAAGTATTTAGATATTCCTGTCAGCATAGTTACCGACAGTCCAGGATGGTTAAAAGGTAGCTATCCTGATCATCCTTTTGATAAAGTTATCACAGTGGATTTCAAAGACACTACACAATTGAGAAACTTTAACGACGGAGTACTAACTGTTAAGAGATTGGAGTGGAAAAATTTTATTCGAGATCAAATATACGATCTCAGCCCTTATGAACGCACATTGGTAATTGACAGCGACTACATAATAAATTCCAGCATACTAAAGTCAGCATTGAAAAATCAGTGGGATTTTCAAGTATATCGATCCAGTATGGATCTTGCTGAATGGCGACCCACGAAGGAATTCACTAGAATAAATCAATTCAGTATTCCGTTTTATTGGGGCACCGTGTTTATATTTGAAAAGAATGATATCACAAAGGCTCTGTTTGATCTTGTATCTTATGTAAAAAGCAACTGGTTATATTTTAGAAATTTATACCATATAGAAAGTACCACATTTAGAAATGATTTTGCTTTCAGCATAGCTATACACATAATGAATGGAAAAACCAACGGCGGCTTTGCTATCGAGCTACCGGGCAAGATGATATACACCAAGGACAAGGATCTCTTGATCAACATGCAGGATGGCATTATGAAGTTTTTAGTTGAAAAAAAGGATTATCCTGGACAGTATATAGTGGTCAAAACTAATGCCTTGGATATACATGTCATGAACAAGCACAGCTTGAGTCGCTACATAGACGGAGGTTCAGGTGTCTAAAGGATTTGTAGTATTCGCACAAAATACAACAACTGTGGATTATGTCAAACAGGCCTATGCTTTGGCACTCAGTATCAAACACAGTCAAACACAGGTAGACAAAATTTCTATTGTGACCAATAATCCAGTACCGATAAAATATCGTGCGGTGTTTGATGAGATAATTGCTATTCCTTGGTTTGATAACAAAGTTTCTAGTAGATACATGGCTGAACATAGATGGAAATTGTTCCATGTGACTCCTTATCAAGAAACCATGGTATTGGACACTGATATGCTGTTGTTGGAAGACATATCCACTTGGTGGCAATATTGCAGCAATCATGACATGAGATTCTGTAATAGAATTAAAAACTACAAGCTAGATATAGTGGCTGATACCACCAGTAGAAAAACATTTATAGCCAACAACTTGACCAGCCCTTACTATGCATGTCATTATTTTCAAAAATGCGATTTTGCTGTGGAGTTTTTTAAAGTTTTAGAATTTGTTTGCAAGAACTGGGAATGGTGTTGGACTCAATATGCACCAAAAGAATATCAAAAATGTGTCAGCATGGACCTGGCCATTGCTGTCACTGTTGAGATCATGCTAGCACATGATAAAGTTTTGGATAAGATCAATCCAATGGAATTTATTCACATGCGAAGTGCCATTCAGGGTTGGGAAGAAACACAAGTAAACTGGCGCAACACAGTGAACTATGTGTTGAATTCCAAAGGAGATTTGATTGTGGGCAACATAAAACAAAGCAAATTGTTTCACTACATTGACAAAGAATTTTTAACAGATGATATTATTTCAAGATTAGAGGAGCTGTGTCGTGGTTAAACGAAGAAAATTTGGACCCATAGACTACACTGCTCAAGAAGAATATCGCGCATATTTTGATCCAGCCACTGAAAAAATTATAGCAGTAACCAATGTTCCACATCATGAATTTAAACACTATGCTGTGATTAATTCAGAAGAGTTTAAAAATTTTCATCTGGGCTTATTGAAATATGAGGACTGCGTGATCGATAGATTTGTCACCCCAAACGGTGAAGTTGAAAGCAAGATCTTGACCAAATCAGTCAGCGGAGAATTTAAATTCAACAATAGATCTTTGGTATGGGTAAGTACCAAGGTTGACGAATCCACTGAATTATTGATAACTTGGAACAATCAAAATTGGACTTTTCATATAACCAATGCTGGAAGACATCTACTTACTGACAATCTTTATGACAGAACCATGGTATTTTTTGCCACCTTAGAAACTGATTTTGATTTTTTAATAAGAACATTTTATATCCGGGTGCATGATCTGCTGAGAGAAGATGTGATTACCTTTCAATTTGAAGGCCAGTTGGAAAAAAATATACACAGTATAGCCATAACAACAAAAAAATTATTTAATAATTATGGGTTGAAAATAAATGATTAAAATCATAGAACAAGACATTATATTCCTCAGCTACGATGAACCAAATGCTGAAAAAAACTATGCAGATCTGCTGATCAAGGCACCGTGGGCCAAACGAGTTCACGGAGTTAAGGGATCAGATGACGCACACAAAGCCTGTGCTGCACTTAGTGATACTGAATACTTTGTAACGGTGGATGCTGACAATATTGTTGATGCAAAATTTTTGGAAGTTGAAATAGATCTAGACAAATTAGGTTTAAGTACCGACCATGTGTTCAGCTGGTGCGGCCAAGTACATGTGAATGGGCTTATGTACGGCAATGGCGGTTTGAAACTATGGACACGCAAATTTGTTGCCGAAATGCGTACGCACGAAAATAGCGATCCTGCCGATACCAAAGGACTGGTTGAGTTTTGTTTTGACGATAGGTATTATCAATTTAATGAAAACTACAGTGAGAGTTTTACCAATGCCTCACCGTTTCAAGCATGGAGAGCAGGCTTTCGTGAAGGCGTTAAAATGAGTCTGAATCAAGGTGCAAAGGTACAAGATTTGAAAACTGTATGGTGGCAAAATTACGATAGATTACTTATTTGGTGTAATGTGGGTGCTGATGTTGAAAACGGTGAATGGAGCATGTACGGTGCTAGACAAGGTGCCTATCTCACCAATTGCACTGATTGGGATTATACCAATGTGCGAGATTTTGAATGGCTCACTGAGCAATGGGAAACAAAGTATAGTAAAATAACTGAAAAGATGCTGGCTTACGAAATTATGGGCCTAGGAGAAACATTGCAAGAAGAATGCGGTTTAGAATTGGCAGATTTGGACTCTCATGGTAGTAAATTTTTTAAATCAGTTTATAATAATTCTCCTAGGATTATAAGGAAACGCTAATGTACGATTTGGTTTTTATAAGTTATAACGAACCTAATGCAGATGAAAATTTTAATAATTTAACAAGGCGTTTTCCGTTGGCGAAAAGAGTGTCTGGAGTAAAGGGCATACATCAAGCACACATTGCCGCGGCCAAGAAATGTTTTACTAAAATGTTTTGGGTAGTAGACGGTGATGCTAAAATTCTGGATTCTTTTAATTTTGTTTTTGATGGCGCATACAAAGAAATAGACTTGGAAACTGTGTATGTTTATAGAAGTCAAAATCCAGTGAATGGGTTGAGCTATGGGTATGGCGGCGTAAAATTATTGCCAAAAAATCTCACATTAAAAATGGATTGCTCGAGCACGGACATGACCACAAGCATAAGTAGCAAATTCATGCCACTTCCGGAAATCAGTAATATCACTGCATTCAATACCGATCCTTTCAACACATGGAAGAGTGCTTTTAGAGAATGTTGCAAGTTGGCTAGCAATAGTATTTTAAGGCAGCAGAATAGTGAAAGTGAAACCAGGCTTAACATCTGGTGTAAATTAAATGACTCAGTGCCATATGGATTTTATGCACACATGGGTGCTCAGAGCGGACGGAAGTATGGAGAAAAAAATGCCTCCGATAAGGAAGCAATCGCTAAGATTAATAATTTTGATTGGTTACATAAGATTTGGCAACAACAAGACTCTAACACAGGTACTTTATAATTTCTTTTTGCGCAGAAATTTTCCTGTGCTACGCTCAACATCTTTGCGAACACGCAGCGCATCCAATTTAAAATCCACATTGTCTATGCTGTCTTCGTAATTTTTTACCATTTCTGAAAGACTCTGCTCAAAGGCTAGCCAACCTTCTCGTCTAGCTTGAGCTGTGATTTTGATTTCCCAAGTTTTGCCATCTTTAAAATTGACCAGTACGGTGTGGAGATACCTTAAAGGTACCACATTTAAATGTACTTCACCGAATACTTCTGGCCAATTTGCTATAACATCCTTGGGAAGAGGTCTTCCCGTTCGTGTCATTTAAGCAGTTTTTTTGGTAGGAACCAATTCCTCTGCTTTACGGCGATAGCTAGCAGCTTCTTTGGCTAGTTTATCAGCTTGACTACGATACCATTTTGCTTCAGC